TTGCAACTATAAGTTGTTGATGGAAGAGAAGGGTTACAAGCGAGCAATTGCGATATTCAAATACAGTGACAGTGAACCGAACGAAGTGTTCACTTCTATTTTACACGCATTCATACTACCAATGGCGTTATGGACAGAGATGTTCTCCTCGCCATTACTTGTTGTAGGTTCTATCCTATGTGGATTATTCCAGGGATGGGCAGTCTTATGGGACGGCCGCCTGGCGATGCGTGCTCACGCTGTGAAGATTGCATGTCTTATCGCAGTAGCCACTGTTCTTAACTACACCATAGAGGGTATGCTACATGGTTCTAATGTAGGCTGGCTATTGGTTCTTGTATTTGCTATTTGGAATATCATTAGAGTTGAAAAGCAAAAGACATACGAAGAACTAAAAAAGAAGTACACCAATGGATAGTTGGATTCAAATAGCACTCACTGTTGTAACCGTTCTCGGTAGTGGTGCAGCGTTCCAGTTTTACACCAACCGAATGAAGATGAAAGCAGAGGAACGCAAAGGCGCAGCAGCAAACAACGACACCAATCTTTACCGTGATGACTTGAAGGCACGTGTAAGAAACCTCGAGGAACTCTTGGCCCACAGCGCTGAAGAAAAAGAGAAGATGCGTGGCTCCATCTTAGAACTCACAGCAGAGGTTCATTCGCTCCGAGTCAAGGTAGAGTTCTTGGAAAAGGAAAACGAAATTCTAAAAGCAAGATAATGAAATGGCTGGCCGGGTTAATTACAATAGCCTTATTGAGTTCTTGCAGCGCTCAATGGCACCTCAAGCGAGCGGTCAAGAAAGACCCGACGCTACTCAAGACAGACACGATTGCTATTGTGGATACGATTGTGACTCCACCTGTTACTTTGACGGACACGGTGATAACACATACACAGGATACCGTAGTAGTTCACAAAGATAAACTCAAAGTCCAGGTAGTACGATCATATGATACTATCATGGTCGATGCTGTCTGTGAATCCGACACTATCGTTCAAATTGTAGAAGTACCTGTCCCATCCATCGTTATGAAGGACAGCGACAGGTGGTACAACAAGGTGTACAAGTTTTCTTTTTACGTGTTGTTGATTCTTCTACTACTTCTTTGGTTCTTAAGAGTGAATAGACCATTCTAATTAGGAACCGCAAGCCTCACAATCTTCTGGGTTAGAGATGTTACAAGTTGGCTGTTCAGCGGACTCAAGTTCCGCTACGAATTTGTCGAAGTCTTCCATAGTGATTGATAAAAAAATAGGTTGTATCCCACGAAATTATGGGAGCCGTGAAGGTACAAAAGGAAACGATTAGGGTTTCAATTCGTAATAGGGTGAGTATGCGTGCTTTACATTCCACTCCCTTACTTCTGCTGGTGTGAAATCGGCGAATATGTAATCCTCGGGTGATGTAAACAAGATGAAGAGTACCAGATCTGACTCCTCTTTGTCCATGGCTGGCTTGTTAGCCTTGAATGTTTTCTCGCAGGTCTTAACACTCAGTCCATAGTTCTTATCTGTCGCCTCAACTATGATGTCTGGGTCATCCGTCACGCTCTTGGTTTCTTTCAACAGCGTTGAGACTGTGTAGCGTATAACCTGTGGTGTGATTTCAAAGTAGTGACGCATCAGTAACTCACCAAGTATGCCTATATATTCTGTATAGTATTCCCTCGATACCTCGCCAAGCAGTACAGACTTCTTTGTTCCTGTGCGCTGTTTATGTGTGCCCTCGTATCGTTGGCGATTAGCCTCAATGCGCATGAGGGTAAGGTCGTTTGCGTAATGCTTTAGGTATGGCGGTATGGTTAGGTTTTTCATGACAGTCCTTCCAATCGTAGTTTGTTTATGGTAGACAAATCGTAGTGCTCTTTACAATACTCATACAGATTGTTTCCAAGTCTCTGCGCTTTGCTTAGTGTCATGCTTTCTACGGCCTCTTTCCATTCCTTTGGACTACTACATAGGATGCCCGTCTCTTCGTGCTTTATAACCTCCTTATATGGCGTTACGTTGGATGCTATGATTGCAGTACGAGTGAACCCCGCTTCTACTACCTTCAGTTCTGATTTGCACTTGTTGAATCTTGAGTTCTTCAAGGGGCTGAGGGAGACGTCGAAGAACTTATACAACTGTGCATACTGAGTAATATCCACGGGGTTCATTCTATACTTTGCTTTCAATCTATCTGGGTAATCCATCAAGTTCATGCAGTACAACTCATGGTCCTCGAATGTCATTCCCATTTGGTCCAAGTCTTTCTGGTGTCCGTTAGCACCAAGGTATCCGAACCTTACCTTGTAATCTTTTTGCACATCCTTTTCCCAATCAGCCCATTGCTTCTCCTTCTGGTGGATGGTATTTGGAATAACCCTATACACAGTGTCGGGGTTAATCTTCTTCATCCTCTCAGCGAGGTACGCTGATGGTGTCCAGATCTCATCCGCTATCTGTATGCTGTCTTTAATAAAGTATTGTTCGTTGTTCTTGTAATGGTCGTACGCTGGATTGTCCTTTGGTAGTTCCCAATAATCATCGTTATCAAGTATAAGTTTGACATCGTTGTCTACTAAGAATTGTTTAAAGGCTTTAGCATCCGACACCCCGAACCTTCTTGATCCCACCAAGTGCGACACACCAGATAAGTCAAACTCTTTGAGTTCGTTAAGGCTGTCAATAAAATGCACGTTGATTCCCTCCTCTTCCTTTAATCGGATGAAGGGTGTCATCAATCTGTGGTAGTTAATACCGTTTAGTCCGTCAAGATAAATCAGCGTCATCATAATACTCCAGCAGCGCAGAACGTATTAGGTCAAATTCTGAATCAATGTTTCTCTTGTACTTACGGATGGTGTTGTGTAGTCTCTCGGCGTCCGTTCTTGGAGACCCTGCGTTTGTATGCAGGCTCTCGTACAACTCAGTCGCTGCCTCGTGCATGCGGCTGGTCGCAAGAAAGTAAACCTCACTCAACGATTTGATATCCATGGCATTTTATTTTGGCAACAAACTCATCCTTCTCTAACGTCGGGTCATATGCTGTTGACTGTGACGTAAAGAACTTTGGGTTGTCATCTTGAATATACCCATGATTTCGCAAATAATCCGCCAAAAACTTACAACAACATATAGCGTTATCAACATCGAAGCGACAATTGTAGCGAACATGTATAGACATTTTGTCCATACTGAACTTATCCAACTTGTCCATGGCCTTTGCAATTTCACCCCAGTACTTGTCCTTATACTTCTTGCGCACCGCATAGTGTCTACCAGAGTAGAACTGGTTGAGCGACGGTGGCTTCGGTAGAGTTACAATGATTTCTTCATATTCATTCACACCCTAATATAAGTCCAATGTGCTGTTCTTGTATGCTAATGGCTTAAAGTTTTTAACACCCGTTCCAAGTTCAGTGAAACCTGTGTAAGAGGAATTGATTTCTATAAGGATAGGATCCAGGTATGGTGTTGGCATCCCGCCCGTCTCTTGGTTGCGTTGTTTACGTACGTGTATCTCCGTGCGTATACGTATAGCGTGCTCATCGGACTGAACCTTTCTATGGAATGTCAAGAAGGAATCGCAACGGTTCACGAACTTACCACCGCCTTCAGTCATGGCCGCACCAGGTGCAACGGGTAGACCATCGGGCCCGGTGATACGCTGTGCCTCCGTAATGCTGTGAGTGTTCAGCCATATCGCCATGTTATTAGTAACGCTAAACGTCAGCATTTCAGATGCCGCTTCATAGTGGTATTCGTGTGAGGACAGTTGCGCCCCCTTAGATATCGTAGTCTTGAGTGAGTTGTATGGGTCAATCAAGAACCCATCGTACTTCTCCTGGCGTATGAGTTTCTCAGCGAACACAAGCAGGTCTGTGTAACTGTACACTTGCTCGTTGCTGATGACTGTGAAGTGCTCATTGACCCACTTGTATGCAGCGATACGTTCCTCGTAGTGCATGTCAGTAATACGTAGGTCAACTAAGAACTCCATCAACCTCATCTTAATAGAAGCAGTCTTGTTCTCCGAGGAGTATATAATCCAACGCCAACCATGTAGCACGGAAGCAGACACCATTAGATACAGCGCTGTCGTTGTCTTACCTACGTTGCTGTGTCCGTTGATGATGGTAAACTCTTTCTTGAATAAGAAGTGCTTGTCAAGTTTAGGGAAGCCTGTGCTTAGTCCTTTCTCGATTTCTCCGTTGGCGAACTTGTTAATCCATTCCAGATCATGGTGGTCCGAGGATATGAAAGACATGTCGCCATC